ATGGTATCATCCCGAGATTCCATTGGTGCACTATTTTCGGACTATCAAGGCCTCAATATATCCATTGAATACCTGAACTTAAAAGTTAAAGAACTGCACCTTGCCTACGAGTATAAGCTCAAGAAGCACGAGGAGAAAGAGGAGCAGCGGCGCATTAGGGAGGAGATGAGGGAACAAGAAAAGGCGGAGCGAGAAATAGAAGCTGCCAAGATAAAAGCACAGAAAGAAGAGGATATGTATTTAAAAGCCCTAGAGAAGGCAAGGGCTGATATAGCGACAGCGCAGGGCGCTAAGCAACAGAAACTACTAGACCGAATTGCAGAACTGGAGGCTGGACTAGCAAACGCAGAAACATTGAAGCTGAAAGCTATGTCTATGGCTCAGCAAACGAAAATGGGATATGTATATGTAATATCCAACATAGGGGCATTTGGAGAAAATGTATATAAGATTGGTATGACAAGGCGCTTAGAGCCAATGGATCGAGTTCGAGAGCTCGGAGACGCAAGTGTACCTTTTCCATTCGATGTACACGCTATCATATTTAGCCAGGACGCCCCGAATATGGAGTATCAGCTACACCAAGTGTTTGACAGCGAGCGTTTAAACATGATAAACTGTAGGCGTGAGTTCTTTAAGGTTCCGCTATCGAAAATAAAGGAAGAAGCAGAAAAGCTTGGAGCAAGAGTCGAGTTTACAATGCTTGCCGAGGCAAGAGAATACAGAGAGTCTGAGCGTATCAGGAAAGAGGGTTCTCTGAGCATCCAGCATAAAACTGATGAACTGCTATCCAAGGTATTAGATGTTTATCCAGAAGAAATCTAGAATATGGAACAAGACTTATCAAAAGAGGGGTGGGCCGAAAGATACCAGTCCCTTAGCGAAGAAGAGAGGGGGCGACTCAACAAGTCTATACGCTCTATTCGCAAAAACAAGAAGAACAAGCGAGGTGACATACTAATATTGTTACACACCTACATGCAGCTCACAGGAGAGTCAATCTCGGTTTGCGCATCCGACTTGAATATGATCACAAAAGACCTAGGGCGTGGAGATTTAAGTGTTTATTTTAACACTGTAACCACACCGACAAACAATAAAGACACTCCGAATGGCTGTATAGTCAGTATAGTCTTTATTGCTATTATTGCATTAATAGCCTGGCTTCTAAGCTGACAACAAGAAACGCCATATCAACATAAAGGGGTTTATACTCATATTGTCAGAATTGCACTACATTCATAAACAAACGACATGGTATACAATCACGACCTACCACGGCTAAAGGAGCCAAGAGAAACGGATCGTCGCACATTTGTGTGTGCTGGGTTTCAGAAGAACGATGGACTACGAGATGCAGCCGATCTGCTCGGCCTATTCTTCGGGGCTATTATCATACTTGGCATGTGCTTGATCGGAGGAGGAGCAGCCTCAGACAACATATTGCTGATATGCTTCACTATCCCAATTATAGCGGCTTCTCCAGTTTTACTATTCTGGAAGTCATCCCTGAAGCGAAAGGCAGACCTTCTAGACTACCAGCTGATGATAGCCTTCCCCGACTGGAAAGAGCTAATCGCCAGCACAGAAAAGACCGACAAAGAAGCAGACTGCGGCGAAAGTCTGTAACCAATGAAGCCGCTCCACATCTGTAAGCAGAGAGATAAATCAACAAATCAGAAATATAGATGAGTCTAAGGTCTACGCATGAGGGGATACTCAAGATCGGCGACAAGGAGCTCCCTTGTGCCGTCTTGAGTGATGGCACGCGCGTCCTTACAGCCACGGCCGTATTCCAAGCATTTGATCGCCCAAGAAAGGGTAAATCTAGCGAGGGGTATAGGGCGGACCAGATGCCTAGCTTTATCAATGCAAACAACCTGCAACCATTTATAGATGAGTCGATTATGGTATGGACCAGGACAATACCTTATCAGACTCTATCTGGTGTGCAAAAGAGAGGGTACGATGCTCGCATTCTTAGGGGGTTATGCAAGGTGTACATGGAGGCCAAACGAGCGGGCGTACTTTTACAAACTCAAGAGCGGCTAGCCATCACCGCAGAAGCTCTACTGCTTGCACTCGCAGACGTTGGCATAACTGCACTCATTGACGAGGCCACAGGATACCAACACACACGAGAGCGAGACGAACTGCAAAAGCTACTCAAAGCATACGTGTCAGAGGCTCTTCTGCCTTGGCAAAAGAGGTTCCCCGACATATTCTACCAACACCTGTTCCGACTTAACAGATGGGACTATACGCTAGAGGGCATAAAAAAGAGGCCTAGAGTTGTTGGCAAATGGACAAACCAGCTAATATATGAGCAACTGCCTGATGGAGTACTAGAAGAGCTCAAGCGAATAACACCTCGCTCAGAGCAAGGTAAAACAACGGAGCGATACCATCAGCATCTCACAAATGACATCGGCAACGTGCACCTCACAAACCAAATACAGAGGGTTGTTGCTATCATGGAGGTGTCTGATAGTTGGGATGACTTCATCAGCAAGTTTAACAAGTCGATTCAGTCACAGGCAGACATGAAGAAAATATCGATAGGCGGACAACCTCATCCAGTCAAGAAGATAATCATACGGGAAGAGGCGAACGATGAACCCTCCCTATTCTCTGAAGCAGACTTCTCCTAACGCATAAACAAGGCCTAATGCTCCCTATCCGTCGCCGTTGCCACTTCCTCCTCGACACGCAGAAGGGCTGGAAGGCTCTGAAGATACGCTACCGCATCAGATACGGAGGCGGATATGTAACGAGTATCTTCATAGGCTACAGAGCCGAGCCTGATAAATGGAGCAGGGAGTCAGAGCGTTGCCTGAAAAACACGACACACGGGGCAGATCGCACTCCAGCGTCGGAGATCAATAGGGCTCTGCAGCTCACCGAGGAGGCCGTGGAGAGTGCGTTCCGCTACTACGAGGAGGCGGAGCAGCTTCCTAGCCCTGACGAGCTCAAAGATAAGTACACCGAGATCATCGGGCGTACGCTCGGGCTGTCAGTGTCAGCTCCGAAAGGCGCAGGCACGATACTCTCCCATTGGGACGATTACATTCGCACGCAAAGCGTCAATAGGAGCTGGACGAAAGGGTATATATACAGCAAACAGTCATCCTATCGAGTGCTCGCTCCAATCCTGGGCACAACAAGGTACAGCGAGCTAAGCGATTTAGTGACAGCTAAAGTAGTTTCCCATCTATCCTCCAGGGGGATGAGAAACACCACAATAGGAAACCACATACGCACGCTGAAACACTACCTGAACTGGTGTCAAGACAAAGGCTGGATACCCTCAAATATAGACATAGGTAAGGTGTGTGCCGTATCGCTCAAGTCGGGGCAACGGACAAAGTCAGACGTCTATCTCACATGGGAAGAGCTGGCACGACTAAAAAGCCTAGACACAACAGAAGGCAAGGAGGAGCAATCGAAGGACTTGCTCCTCCTCTCATGCTTTACGGGCATGCGATACTCTGACCTCATACGACTAGAGCGCAAGGATGTAACGGAGACTCACATCCGCTACCATGCGCAGAAGACGTCTACCTACACAGAGGTCAATATAAACGACTACTCAAGGGAGATTATCGACAAGTACATGAGGCTATCGCCCCCTGATGGACGACTACTCCCCATAGTGATACCAGCTACTCTCAACTACAACATTAAGAGGCTGTGCAAGAGAGCAGGCATAGACACACCCATTACACGGCTCAAGGTGTCGGGAGGTGTTACCACAGAGGTCACAACCCCTAAACACGAGCTTGTCAGCATACACACTGGCAGACATACATTTGTCGTAACAGCTCTATCTCTCGGCATCCCAACCGAGGTTATACGCAAGTTCACAGGGCACAAGTCCCTATCCGCAATGGCTTCGTACGTCGCTATAGTGGATGACCTCAAGGCTCGGGAGATGGACAAGTTCAACCGTCCGTTATAGAGAGACGGCGGACGATTTAGCGGTACAAATATTCCCCTATACCATATCGTAAGTGTACACTTTGGTTTTCGATGCAGCTCTACATCGTGGTACTATCGGGTAGTTTTGGGGCGGTATTAGGTAGTATCGGCTATATGCACTATATTTGCAAAGCAAAAGAATGATATTCATCCAATTAAAATAATTTCATCATCTATGACGAAAGCAGAAGTGGTGAGCGACATCGCCAAGAACACAGGGGTAGACAAAGAGACTACCTTGGCTGTGGTAGAAGCATTCATGGAGTCGGTCAAAGAGTCTCTGGTTCGTGGAGAGAATGTTTACCTTCGTGGCTTCGGTAGCTTCATCATAAAGGAGCGCGCTGAGAAGACAGCTCGTAATATCTCCAAGAAGACTACGATCATCATCCCCAAGCGTCGCATCCCTGCCTTCAAGCCCTCTAAGCTCTTTGCTTCGAAGGTGAAGTAGAGGAGAAATCGCAGATAACTATAATATAACAAACAAAAGAAAGCTATGCCAAGCGGAAAGAAAA